GGGAACGCAATGAGGGACTGGACTGCCGTGTGTACGGCTATGCGGCATTGATCGCCCTCAACCCGGATTTGGAACGATATGCGGCGATGATCCAGGCGCAGGCGCGGGAGATCGACAAGAGGGTTCCTGTACCAGGGGAATTACGGCCCCAAGGGTTAGGCCGCCGGGTCATCAGCCGTGGGATCGGAGGGTAGGGATGGCGGGAATCACGCTTGCCCAGGCAGAGGCGCAGCTTGCAAGCTGGCTTGCCGCATCCACCGCTGTTGCAGGCGGCCAGGCATACACCATCGGGGGCCGATCGCTTACCCGTGCCGATGCAAGGGCGATTCAGCAGCAGATCGACTTCTGGGACAAGAAATGCCAGGAGCTTTCCGGCGAATCGAACGTGTCCCGGAAAATCAAGGTCTACGGCGGAACCCCGGCATGAAGTACGAGGCGCGGTTCGGCAGCAGGACCCTCTCCGTCGAGGAGAACTTGATCGACCGGGCGATCCGGTATCTGGATCCCGCTCGGGCGAACAAGCGGGTCGCTGCGCGCTTCTCCGCGGCCGTGGCCGGCGGATATGTCGGGGCCTCTACTTCCCGCCGGCAGACGCTTTCGTGGGTCGCGCAGAAGGGCGATGCGGACGCCGTTATCCTCTCGGATCTGCCGACCCTGCGGGAGCGGTCCCGGGACCTGCTTCGGAACGAGCCGCTGGCAGTCGGTGCGGTCAACACCGTCGTGACGAACGTCGTTGGAACCGGCCTGACGCTTAAAAGCCAGGTCGACCGGGACATTCTGAATCTGACCGAGGAGCAGGCCGACGCATGGGAGGCGCAGGCCGAGCGGGAATGGCATTTGTTCTTCGACTCCCCCGAATGCGACCTGGCGCGGACGCTCAACGGCGTATCCCAGCAGGAACTTGCGCTCCGGCAGGTCATCGAGAACGGCGACGTGTTCATCCTCATGCCGAACCTCATCCGTCCCGGATCCCCCTACGGCATGAAATTGCAGATGATCGAGGGGGACCGGGTCTGCAACAAGGACGGGGTGCAGGACACGGCGACGCTCGCCGGTGGGGTGGAGCGCGACAGCTACGGAGCGCCGCTGCGGTATCACATCCTCGACCAGCATCCGGGGTCGGCGTATTACCGAAACGCATCCCGCACCTGGACGGTTGTCCCGGCGTTTGGCAGGACCGGGCGGCGCAACGTGATCCACCTGTTCAAGACGCTTCGCCCCGGGCAATCCCGCGGGGTGCCGTACCTCGCTCCGGTGATCGAGCCGCTGAAGCAGCTCGGGCGCTATACCGAGGCGGAGATCATGGCGGCGGTCATCTCGGGGATGTTCACGGTATTCGTCAAATCGGAGAGCGGTGGGGCGGGGCTCTCCCCCATGGAGCCGACCTCCGAGGTGGGAGGAAGCGCCTCGGACGATGATTTCAAGCTCGCCTCGGGAGCGATTCTGAATCTCGCCCGGGGGGAGGAGATCCAAACGGCCAACCCCGGGCGACCGAACCAGGCATTCGACCCGTTCGTGATGGCGGTCCTTCGGCAGATCGGCGTGGCGCTGGAATTGCCGTTCGAGGTCCTCGTCAAGCATTTCACGGCATCGTATTCCGCCGCCCGGGCGGCCCTCCTCGAGGCGTGGCGGTTTTTCCGTTCCCGCAGGGAATGGCTGGCTGCGAATTTCTGCCAGATCCTCTTCGAAAACTGGATGGACGAGGCGGTGGCTCTCGGGCGCATAAAGGCTCCCGGGTATTTCGCGGATCCGCTCCTGCGCAAAGCCTACCTCGGGGCGGATTGGATCGGCCCGGCACCTGGACAGATCGACCCGGTGAAGGAAGTCGAGGCTGCGGGGAAGCGGCTTGAGCTTCGTCTGTCGACCGTGGCGGAGGAGACGGCGGCGCTGACCGGCGGAGACTTCGAGCGAAACCTGCCGCAGATGCGCAAGGAGCAGCGGATGCTCAAGGAAGCCGGGCTTGCCCCCGAGCCTTCCGCACCCAAGGCGCCGACAAACGGAAGTGGGATGCCGGCGAAGCCGGCAGACGCTCCGCAAAACGATGACCGGCCGGAGGAGAGCTGACCATGCGCCTGATCGACGTGCTCACGAGCCCCTGGGCGATCGTCCCGGAGAAGCTGATCGAGATCCAGGCGATCTACCGCACGCACTTGCGCGGGGAGAAGATCGACCTCTCCGCGATCGAGGCCCGGCTCGGGAAGCAACTGGCGAACGAGCCGAAACCCTACGAGGTCGTAAACGGCGTGGCGGTGATCGAGATGGAGGGGATCGTCGCCAAGCGGATGAGCTTATTCACGAAAATCTCCGGAGGAATCTCGACCTACCACGTCCAGGAGCAGTTCTCCGCAGCTCTTGTCGACCCAAAGGTTCGGGGGATCGTCCTGAACATTGACTCCCCTGGGGGTGGCATCGACGGGACGGCGGACTTGGCCGGGATGATTCATTCTGCTCGGGGCGAGAAGCCCGTCGTGGCGTTCACCGACGGAGTGATGTGCTCCGCAGCCTACTGGATCGGAAGCGCGGCGGATGCGGTTTACATCTCCGGAGACACCTCCCAGGTGGGCTCCATCGGGGTCGTCGCGGCGCACATGGACATCTCCAAGGCCGAGGAGATGATGGGCGTTACGACCACGGAGATCACCGCCGGGAAGTACAAGCGGATCGCCTCCCGCCATGCCCCGCTGTCGCAGGAAGGGCGGCAGACCATGCAGGAGATGGTCGATTACGTCTATTCGGCATTCGTGGGAGACGTCGCGAAGCATCGCGGGGTCTCCGAGGAACAGGTGCTGGAGCAGATGGCCGATGGAAGGATCTTCTTCGGCCGTCAGGCGGTAAACGCGGGATTGGTCGACGGTGTTTCGACCATGGAGGAGTTGATCGGAAAGCTGTCCGCCGGGGAACTGGTGGGCAAACCCGTCGCAGCCGGTGCCGTTGCGGCGGTAATCGAGGATATCAAGGAGGATCCGATGAAGGTAAAGGCTGGCGAACAGGTAATCGAGGTCCAGGACACGCTGGAAATCGACGGGAAGTGGATCGCTAAGAATTGCCCCGACATCGCCAACGCTCTCCGGGGAGAGGGCGCACAAGTGGAGCGGGAGCGGATCCAGGGGATCGAGGAGCATGCGCTCCCCGGCTACGAGGCGATCGTGGCAGAGGCGAAGAAAGACGGCAAAAGCACGGGCGCGGATGTCGCCATGCGGATCGTCAAGGCCGAGAACCAGGTCCGCACGAAGAAGCTGGAGGAAATCCGGGGAGACGCCCCGAAGCCGGTCCCGGCGGTGGCCGTGGATGGAGTTCTTCCGGAGGCGGAGAAGAAGGAGAAGACCTTCGAGACGCTGGTGGAGGAGCATCAGGCCGAGAAGGGATGCTCCCGTGGGGACGCGATCAGGGCGGTGGCCGCGGCGCATCCCGAGGTGCACGAGAAGTTCGTCGCACGGCAGCAGGCAGGATCAAGCCGCTAAAAATCCCGGCTGCCGGTGGTGTGGCCGATCAAACTTTTACGAAACCAAGGAGGTAGAACATGAGCTGGATCGTAGGAGACATGACGTTTACCGCAAACGGCGCCCTGGCAGCCAAGGTGCGGGTGAAGATCACCGCGGGTTCCACCACGGACCCGCCCCAGGTCGAGGTCGCCGGTGCCGGCGAGGAGCATATCGGCATCACCGAGTTCGCCGCACCCAGCGGCGCACTCATCACTGTCCGGAGCAGGAAGTCCCCAGGGATCCACGAAGTAACCGCCGCAGGGGCGTTCGCCGTGGGAGCGGCTCTGTACGGAGCGGCGGCGGGGAAGGTGGACGACGTGGCCGCTGGCTCGATCATCGGCTACGCCGTCGAGGCGGCCGCGGCCGACGGGGATATCGTGAAGATCATCGACCATCCCTAAACCCCCTTAAGCCTTCCAGGACGTCTGACGGGCCCGCAATTAAGCGGGCTTTTTAATTTTTATCGCCAAGGAGGACTTTAAAGATGCCGAGACCGACCAGTTCGACGACGATCCAGCGTCCCGATCTTGGGGCGTTGGTCTACGAGTACGTGATGAACGCCGCCGACCGGGGATTCATCTGCCTGGACCTGCTCCCGACCCTCGATGTCCCGGAGCAGTCCGCCGACTACCCGGTGATTCCGTTCGAGGCCCTGCTAAAGCTACAGAGCACGTCTCGCGCACCTCGTGGCGCCTACAACCGGGGCGACTACGAGTTTGAAACCGGAACTTACTCCTGCAAGGAGAACGGGTGGGAGGAGCCGGTCGACGACGTGGAGCGCAAGCTGTACCGGCGTTTCTTCGACGCCGAGGTGGTGGCGGCCCTTCGTGCTACTGACATTGTGCTTCGCTCCCAGGAAGCCCGAGTAGCCGCGAAGATATTCAACACTTCCAACATCACTCAGACCTCGGCGGTCAGCGTCGAGTGGAACACCGCCGCGACTTGCACTCCGCGGGAGGATGTCGCTACCGCGAAAGAGGCGATGCGTGCCGCCGGCCAGCCCGAGCCGAACGTGCTGGTCATCTCCAAGAAGGTCTTCAACAGTCTCCTGCTCGCCAAGCAGGTAACGGATGCGTTCCGCTACGGGTCGGTGCCCTTCGAAATCCAGCCGTTCGAGGCGAAGAAGCGCAACCTGGCCGCATTCTTCGACATCGACCGGATCCTGGTCGGCGGGGCGATCAAGGACAGCGCGAAAAAGGGAAAGGCGATCTCCGCCGCGGACATCTGG